GCCGCCACCGCCGCCACCGCCGTAGCCGCCGCCATAACCGCTGAAACCAGGTCCGCCTAAACTTCCGCTGTAGCCGCCACTACCTCCTGGTAGCCAAGTGTCCATTGTCATTTGATGAGTTTTGGTAAAGGGACTGGGTGGAGGCATATCCATAAAATTTACTGGCATATCATATTTTAAACCAGTATCAGGGTTTATTTTACCCGATGAATAGTCAATATATCCCGGATACATTTTTTCCATAGCTATTTGAGACGCAGCTTCTTCACTATATCCCTGTTCATATAGGTCATCCATCATGGTTGTTAATCCCTGTTGAACTGCTTTACTTGAAGCTGTGGATCCGGAAGAAGTGCCAAATGGGCTTCCAAAACCAAAATCCATCCAACCTGTAGATTTTTTCCATGCAGGTGTTGTTTCTGTTCTTAATCTTCCATATTGGTCATAAAATTTATTTTCACCCCAATTATATCCTTCAGGATACTGTGATCCTTTTCCTGAAAATTGACCAGGCTCGAAAGAGCCATACGTCATCATTTTAGTTCCGTCAGATAATGTTATTTCTCTAGGATTAAGGTCTTGACCTTTTGAACGATTTTCTTGATAGTCTGATATTTGAGACTGTATGTTCTGTTGCATATAGCCAGGCAGTTGTCCGCCATAAGCTGCATCCAATTTTTCGTCCCATGACATTGCACGGCCATCTTTCCATTGATCAGCTTTTGCATCCGATTGCGCTAATTGCCATTGTATTTCTTGTGCTTGAGTGCTATTACCTTGTCCTTTATTTTGTAATTGGTCTAATTGATCTGCAAATCTTTCATTATTACTTTTACGGGCATTATCATTTCTATTTTGATTTCCATCTGAATCACTGGATGAACTACTAGATGAACTACTAGATGAACTAGAGCTGTAATTAGACGTTCCTGGATTCCAATCTTCTCTGTAACCCGGCATTATCTTTTCCTACGCATCGCATCGTGCCATTCTTCATAAGTCAAATGGCCACCTGGCATATCTCCTACTCTTTCTAAATCTTCCAAATAGTCCTGCCAATCTCTTGGCATTTTATCCATAAATTGTGCAAGGCCGAATTCACGTCCTTGGTATGGTGGAAGGGCTGTTGGAACTTCTTCTTCCCCTACCACATCAGCAAATTCATCAACATAGGAAGTTCCACCTCCTGGTATAACTGTAGGATCTGCTTTAGGTGTTCCGTCTGGATTGTGCGTATCATAATACTTATCTACCCAATCAAAATATTCTAGATCTCCATAATCAGCCGGTGGCATTGGTTCAACATTTAAATCAGATGCTGTAATGTCATACCCGACATCTCTTTTCCTTGTTGGTTCCCCTGTAACATCAACAGCGCCCAATGGAGGTTGACCTGCTTCTACTGGCAATAATGGCATATCTTCATGCGGTCTTCTTCCTTCATAAACGTCTAAAGGCGGAAGTCCTTTGTGCGGAGTTCGTCCTCTATAAATATCCGGGAAAATAGGCATATCTTCATGTGGCCATGGGCCTGCATATTCTTCAGTAAAATCCAATTCCTCAATGTTTTCGAGGTGCGGACCGAATGTATCTGTTGCATATTTCTCTTGGGCATCCACAGTATCATCAACGATGCCTGTAATTCCTATTTTATCTTTTATGTCTTGCCCTAATTTTCCAAGCTGTCCTGTAAGTCCTCTTACTCCTAATCCCAGCAATCCACCATATTCTCCTAGTTTCATTGCTCCTTGGGAAAATGGATACATTGTTCCGTAAGCACGTGGGTTTTCCTGACGGAAAGTTTCCGTGGTATCACTGAATCTTGTTTGCGCGTCCAATGGGGAAGTAGCTCCAGAAACACGCATGCCCTGAGGGGTATACTTCTGGTTTCTATTCCAGTCGCGTCTCAATCCTTTCAACTGATTAATATCTGCTTTATTATTTTGATAACCTGGACGGCCCATACGGTCCTGTAAGGATGTCATCGTATGGTATACCTGTCCAGGTCTACTACTTGCAGCTTTTTCAGCCATTAAGCTTCTTGGCTGATAATAGTTCCTTCTAATCCCTTTTTCACGAGGATCTTCACCGCCATATTTTACTGGTACTCTTACTGTTACCATTATGCACCCGGCAAAATAATAACTTTAAGGACTATAAGAATAATAATGACTAAAATTCCGGCTTTTATCCAGTCCTTTAATTTCCATTCATTCCATTCTTTTAAGTGCCCCCAAAGATCTTTCAATAAATTCATATCGACCTCCTTGTTAACATTTTTGGTTTTTAGGCTTTTTTTGGCCAGCCATAACACGGCCACCGTGGTGATATTTCTTCTTCACTGCACCACCTTTCTTTCTTTTAACTTTTTTAACTTTTCCACCCTTTTTGTATCCACTCATGTCCACCTTCTGTCCTGTGGCCTTAGCATGCTTCTGCGCTTGCTGAGTTCCAGCTGACGTGTATGGAAATTTTTGTTTACCTACCTTCGGCATTATCGTCCTCCTTTTTTAATTGTTATTCCCCCAGTGGGATATCCGTATTCATTAACCCAAGGGGCAGTATCATAGCCTTTTGCATGAAATAATCCACCTCTTTTTTTCTTGACAGGCTTGCTGCCATGTTCCTTTGTCCATTTCTCAGCCATTGCAGGCTTGTTGGCCCACATCCATTTGCGTTGCTTTTCAGATCTAAATGGCATTAGTGTATCGTTGGTTTTTCCATATCATAATATTGTTCCAATAATTCCTCCTGAATAACAAAAGTATTCGCTACTTCCTGGAACATTCGAGCTGCGCCATGAGGACCTAAGGCATCTACATACATGTTTCTAGTGACTGCCAAGAGTGCACCGCATACCTGCAGATATTCTTCATTATTGTTAATTTCACTATTGGCCAAATCTTCAAATTTTTTCATAGCACTAGCAATTTTATCTACTTTATTTTTTAGTAGTTCCATTCGTTTTGCTTTTTGCATTTTCCCTCGCAATTCTTTCCGCTGAGCGTTGCTTCATTGCATCCCTAGAATTAATCATATTCTCCTTGAAGAGAGTCATCGCTTCTTCGGAATCTTCCTTACTAACATCTGCAGCAGCTTTCATCAAGTTAATACTTGTATCTGCCTCCAGCTTGTCGCGTTCAATGTCAAGCTTTTCAGCATCAACCATCATATCTTTTGAAAGCTTAGCTTGTGTTTCCATAGCCTTAAGGTCAATCTCTTGCTGTTTAAGCTTGATTAGTGGATCTTCCGCTTCTCGTTTCATTCGAGCTTCTTCATCTTGTGCTAATGATGCTGTCATCTTAGCCTCTATTTGAGCTTGCTTTGCAGCCTGTGCATTAATTAATTGTTGCATTTGCTGTTCTACCTGCTGTGCCATTTGTGGATTTTGCTGTGCCTGTTGCTGTGCCTGTTGCATCTGTTCCATTTGAGGCTTGAATTCCTCCTGAACCTGTGCCGCAGCCATCATGCTAAGATGCTCACAAATGTGCGCCTGCAGCATGGAATATACCTGTGGGTTAATCTGAACCATTCTTGTAAACATAAATTCCGCGTGCGTTTTAATATGCGCTTCATGGTCTTGAAACGGAAATGCCTTAGGGGCCTTTCCATTCATTGCCCCTGCATTCTCTGTTGCAGGACTCATAGGTTCCGGTAATTCAGGATCAGGCTTTAAAATTGCCTCCACGTTATCCACTCCCATGGCATCATACATTCTTCTATACGCTTCACGCATATTATGAAGTCCTGGATTAGCGGTTGCTAATTGTAATTGCTGCTGTGCCAATGTGACACGCTGTGCCATTGAGAATATATTTGGATCTGAAACAGGAATGATATCAACACGATCATCAAAATCCGTTTGCTTGATCATTTGGTTTCCTCCAACAACCTGATACGGATATTCAGGTGGAAGATATAATTGGAATACTTTTGCCAATAACTTGAATTCAATTTTTTGTGCATAGTGCATTCTCTTATGAATTGCACTCATGACTTTAGTTCCTCTTTCCAAAAGAGCTAGAGTTGTTCCAACTGGATTCTGTTCATTTCCTTCGCCCATTTTCATATCGGCAATAGCTGCAAAAGATTTTCCTGCATCAACTGCGAATCCTAAAAGAGCAAACAGAACCTGTGAAGGTTCCTTGTATGGAAGCGGTAATAATGATTCCTTTATGGAAACTCCTGTTACATCAACATCCCTGAATTCTCCTGGCTGCAATGGCTCGTCATGGTCGCGTATACGCATTCCACGTGCCTTGAAACCTGCTGGCAGATTGGCAAGAGTACCTGCATCAATTAATTGTCGCAAAACACTTGTCGCAGTTCTTGACAATCCACCTAGCATATGTATTAGACCAAAGCCGTAAAAGCCTAGTCCTGGGAGGAACTTG